AAGCAGGGCAACTATTCAAACAGTCCCTACAGATGGATAATAAAGACCTTCCGAATCCCTATGAATCTGAATTAACAGAAGCAAGGGAACAAGTGGCACAGATGGAAGCACAACAGGTCTTGGACCAGTCAATGGCAGATCTCAAGTCAACCTATTCGTTAAACGATAAGCAAACCCAGGAAGTATTGGATTATGCGATTCAGAAACACGAACAGGATGGGAGACTGCTTACCCTGGAAGAAGCCTATAAGGTAATGAACTTTGACAAACCAAAAGAAGAAGTCAAAGCAAAACCAAAGCCATCTGTCCCAGTAAATGTACAGAAGAATGTTGGTGTCAAGAGTGATAAGCAGGACAAGATCACGAATTACGATGACATCGATGTTGTTTCTTTTTTTAACACATAAATACCGAATAAAGGAGACATAATATGTCTAACATACTAACAAGTGGATCTGCACCAGGCAATTCATTAAGTGCCCTTATTCAGCAGTATTATATGCCTGTTTTGTATGATCAAATTTTCAAAAAGAGTCATCCATTATTGGCATTGCTGAAAGCAAAGGCAAAAACATTCAACGGTAGAGACATCGTTGTACCAGTCGAATATGCAGATGGTGGTTTAAGTGCCTGGGGAGACCAGCACGGTCTTGGCAGTGCATACACACCAGCATTGGCTGACATCGCACAGACAGCATCTTACAAACCTACAATGCTAACAGGTCACTTTCTTTTAACAAAGGAAGAAACCTTGTTAATGAACAGCCCACAGGCTATCAAGAACATTGTTGGTGCTAAAGTCAAGAACCTTCAGAAAGGTTTGGAAAAGACTGTTGCACAGAATTTGTTTGCTACTTCAGCAGTAACCG